TTACAGAAAAAGAATACGAAATAAAAGCTTACGCACAAGACCCTAAAGCATTAAAAGAAAGAACGGACTACGCAATGAGTCTAATGGAGGACATGGTTGCTAAGGAAGAGATGATGCAGCTAGAGGCGGCTATTGGAGTGAATGGATTTAATACTGACAATCCTCAAGACTTACCTCAAGATGAAAAAGAGCTTTCTTTACATATGCAACTTGACTATAAGCAATCAATCGAAATAGCAGAAGAAGAGGTTATTAACCAAGTGCTTGCAAAGAATAAGTTTACAGAAATAAGAAAAAGATTTAATTACGATTTAACTGTATTAGGTATTGGTTCAGTAAAGACAACTTGGAATAAAGCAGAGGGAGTTGTGACAGAATATTGCGACCCAGCAAGAATGGTGTATTCTTACACCGACGACCCTAACTTTGAAGATATATACTATGTTGGAGAAGTGAAAGCTGTTTCTATTCCAGAATTAAAGAAGCAATTTCCCAATATAACAACAGAGGAATTAAAGAAAATAGAAGAGATGCCTGGCAATCGGGAAAACATCACTGGTTGGAATGGCTACGATAAAAATACAGTTCAAGTTTTATATTTTGAATACAAGACTTACAACAATCAAGTTTGGAAAATTAAAGAAGGAGTTAATGGCTTAGAAAAGGCTTTGCAAAAAAGCGATGAATTTAATCCACCAGAAAACGATACATTTAAAAAGGTATCAAGAACGATAGAGGTTTTGTATAGTGGGGCAAAAATACTAGGTAACAATCAAATGTTACAATGGGAGCTTGGAAAAAATATGACAAGACCTTTTGCCGATACCACTAAGGTAGAAATGAATTATGTTATTTGTGCACCTAGAATGTACAATGGTAAGATTGATTCTATTGTAAATAAGATTACAGGATTTGCTGATATGATTCAGCTAACGCACCTTAAATTACAACAAGTAATGTCAAGAATGGTTCCTGACGGTGTGTTTTTAGATGTTGACGGACTAGCGGAAGTTGACCTAGGTAATGGAACGAGTTATAACCCAGCAGAAGCATTAAATATGTATTTCCAAACGGGTAGTGTTCTTGGTCGTTCTTTGACACAAGACGGGGACATTAACAGAGGTAAAGTTCCAATTCAAGAGTTATCTACATCAAGCGGTGGGGCCAAAATTGCCTCCTTGATTCAGACGTATCAGTACTACTTACAAATGATAAGAGACGTTACGGGACTTAATGAAGCTAGGGATGGGTCTACCCCATCTAAAGATGCACTCGTAGGACTTCAAAAGATGGCCGCTAATCAATCTAATGTAGCAACTCGACACATACTTCAAGCAAGTTGTTATTTATCTCTTAGGGCTTGCGAAAACATCTCAAGAAGAATTGCTGATTCATTAGAGTTTGCTTTGACTGCAAATTCATTAAAGAGTAGTATTAGTGAATACAACGTTGCAACATTGAATGAGATTAAGGATTTAAGCCTTCACGATTTTGGTATCTTCTTAGAGTTAGAGCCTGATGATGAAATAAAGGCTCAGTTAGAGCAAAACATTCAAGTGGCTTTGCAAACTGGAGGGATTGATTTAGAGGACGCAATTGATATTAGGCAAATTAAGAATCTTCAATTAGCAAATGAAATGCTAAAAAATAGAAGAAAGAAAAAGCAAATAGCAGAGCAAAAAGCGCAACAAGAAAATATGCAAGCGCAAGCAAACGCAAATGCAGAAGCCTCAGAAAGAGCTGCTATGGCAGAAGTTCAAAAGCAACAAGCACTTACTTCTGAAAAAGTTAGTATAGAGCAGTCTAAATCTCAATTTGAAATAGAGAGAATGCAAATGGAGGCTGAGATTAAAAGAGGGTTAATGGCTGAAGAGTTTAAATACCAAATGCAGTTAGCTCAAGCTAGAATAAAATCAGAGGCAGATAGAGAACGTCAAAACGAAGATAGAAAAGATAACAGAACAAAAATAGCTGGAACTCAACAATCGGAAATGATTGACCAAAGAGCAAATAATTTATTACCAAAGAACTTTGAGTCTAAAGGTAACGACAACTTACAAGGGTTTGGAACAGAACAGTTCGGCCCAAGATAATTTTTTTTAATTTATATTATATTATATTATGTCAGAAGAAGCAACAAAAGAAGAAGGTAGTTTCAAAATAAAGAAAAAGCCTACAATGAAGAAGTTAGGGAAACCAAACGAAGTAACAAAAATCAATTTATCAAGCAAACCTCCAGTAGTGGAAACAGAAGCGACAAAGGTTGTAATACCTTCAGTGAAGGTTGAGGATAAAAAACCAGATGCAGTCGAATCGGAGGCTATTGTTGAAGATAAAAAAGAAGAAATAGTAGAAGAGGAGCAATTTACTCAAATTCAAGAAATAACAGAAGATGAGGAAGAGGAAGCAAAAAAGGTTTCTCAAGAAATCAAAGAAGCTATAAGAGACGAACGTGTTTCTGGAAAGCCATTACCTGAGAATGTTGAGAAGCTAATTTCTTTTATGGAAGAAGTAGGTGGAACTGTGGAAGATTATGTAAGATTAAATGCAGACTACTCTAAGGTTGATAATAACACTCTATTAAAAGAGTATTATAAAAAGAAAAAACCTCATTTAGATGAGGAGGAAATAAATTTCCTTTTAGATGATAACTTTTCGTTTGACGAAGATTTAGATGAAGAAAGAGAAGTGCGCAAGAAAAAACTTGCGTTCAAAGAAGAGGTTGCAGAAGCAAAGAGTTTTTTAGAAGACTTAAAGGGTAGATATTACGATGAGATTAAGTTAAGACCAGGCGTATCCCAAGAGCAGAAAAAAGCGACAGACTTTTTCAACCGATACAATGAAGAGCAAAACTTATCAAAGCAGCGAAAAGACAGGTTTAAAAAAGCCACGTCTGAACTTTTAAACGATAATTTCAAAGGTTTTGAATATAACATCGGAGAAAAGAAATTCAGATATGGCGTTAACAACCCAACTAAAATTGCAGAGCAACAGTCAGATATGTCTAACTTTATTGGGAAGTTTCTCAATGACAAAGGAGAGGTATCAGACCAACAAGGCTATCACAAGGCAATGTACGCTGCGGAGAATATGGACAAGATTGCAAGTCATTTTTACGAACAAGGTAAAGCAGATGCAGTTAAGGATGTTGTAAATAGTTCAAAGAACATATCAGACACCCCAAGACAAACATCAAGCGACAGTGTTTTTATTAATGGTCTTAAAGTTAAATCTGTAAACGGTATGGATTCTTCAAAATTAAAAATTAAAAAATCACGATTTTAACAATTAACAAAAACAAAAAAAATGGGACAATTCGGAACGGATAGCGGGCTTGCAGCTTTTAGCCTACAGCCAATGCCAACGAAAACAACGTTGACAGAAAATTATTTAAACTTTGCTGATGGAAGCGGAAACGACTTTGCACAGCAGTATTTACCAGAGCTTTACGAAGCTGAGGTAGAGCGATACGGAAACAGAACTTTATCTGGATTTCTAAGGATGGTTGGTGCTGAGATGCCAATGACCTCTGACCAAGTAGTTTGGTCTGAGCAAAACAGATTGCACATTGGATACGAAAGTGGTGCTGGAAATCTTTCTGTAGATTTGACTGGAGCAGCTACTGTTGGTGGCTCAACAATTACATTAGGTTCTGACCACCTCATGTCTATTAGAGTAGGTAACACAATCGTTGTTGCGGATGCCGCTACTGGACTTGTAACTTTAAAATGTTACGTTTCTGCTATCAATCAAGCAGCTAGGTCTTTTACAGTATTATCTTACACTACTGCTACTTTAACTAGTATTGGAAACGTTGCTGTAAACTTATTTGTTTATGGTTCAGAGTTTGGCAAAGGTACTGCTGGTATGGTAGGTTCTTTAGAAGCTTCTTTTACTCAGTACAACAACAAGCCAATTATTATCAAAGACACTTATGAAGTTAGTGGTTCTGATGCATCTCAAATTGGTTGGGTTGAAGTTGCTACTGAAGATGGAGCAAGTGGATACTTATGGTATTTGAAGTCTGAAGGAGAAACAAGATTACGTTTCCAAGACTATTTAGAGATGGCTTCTGTTGAAGGAGAAACTGCAACTGCTGCATCTGGAGTTGTTGTAAACACTGCTTTAGGTACTGGCATTACAACTGCTGGAACTCAAGGTTTGTTTTCTGCTATTACGGAAAGAGGTAATGTATACCAAAACTACGCAAACGGGACTGGAACTGGCGGTGCTGGAAACAGAAGTGCTTTAGCTGATTTTGATTTTATTTTACAAAATCTTGACAAGCAAGGAGCAATTGAAGAGAATATGTTGTTTTTAGATAGAGCTACATCTTTAGACTTTGATGATATGTTAGCTGCTCAGAACTCTTATGGTGCTGGTGGTACTTCTTATGGAGTCTTTGAAAACTCTGCTGAAATGGCATTGAACTTAGGTTTTGATGGATTTAGAAGAGGCTCTTACGATTTCTACAAGACTGATTGGAAATATTTAAATGATGCCACTACTAGAGGTATGATTGACAATATCAAAGGTGTTATGGTTCCTGCTGGAACAAGTACAGTTTACGACCAGCAATTAGGTACTAACATTAGACGACCATTCTTACACGTCCGATACAGAGCTTCTGAAGCTGATGACAGACGAATGAAGTCTTGGATTACTGGCTCTGTTGGAGGTGCTCAAACTTCTACTTTTGACAAAATGGAAGTTAGCTTCTTGTCTGAGAGATGTTTAGTTACTCAAGCTGCTAATAACTTCGTGTTGTTTACGGCTGCATAGTATCAATTATTGTGATAATTACCCTCGTCATTCAGACGGGGGTAGTTGTTACTCTTATTATTTATTTTATTTTATTTTATATTTATTATGGCAACAAAAGAAAAAACAAAAGAAACTTGGGAAGTTAAAGATAGGAGATATTTTCTAGCTAACGGAAACACCCCATTAACAATGACACTAGCAAGCAAGCATTCAAATTTGCATCCGCTAATGTATTTTGATGAAGAAAGACTTGAAGAAAGAGAGCTTAGATATGCTACGAATCAAACATCTCCGTTTGTTGATGAGCAGAAAGGCCCAGTAACAATAGCGCACATCGTGTTTAAAGATGGGGTGCTAATGGTTCCTAAGACAAAGCAGTCTTTACAGAAGTTATTATCGTTATATCATCCACAAAGAAATATAACATTTAAAGAGATTGACCAAGTTAAGGATGCAGTTGACCAATTGGATTTGATTAACTTAGAAAGAGAGGCTTTAAATTTAGCTCACGAATTAGATTTAGACCACGCAGAAGCAATCTTGAGAACAGAAATTGGAAGTGTTGTAGCTACAATGACAAGCAAGGAACTTAAAAGAGATTTGATGTTATTGGCTAAAAACAATCCAGCTTTATTTATTAGTTTAGCGCACGATGAAAATGTAGAACTTAGAAGTTTTGGTATCAAGGCTGCTGAGAACAACATCATTAA